CGCGGCGTCTTATGTGACAAGTTACGGGGAAACCGTCCCAAGCCCCATCAGCAATGCGATCGCGGTGAGTGCCGCCACCGGCCAAGTGCAAGCCCCGAACATCGCGCCTTCGGCCACCCCGACTCCGCTGATAGCGGGGAACCTGAATAGCACGGTGTTACAAGCGTATTACTTGTCGTTCGTGAACGCGTTGGGCGAAACCGATCAAGCGGGTTCCGCTAATAGCGGGTTCATCGCGCCCCCTCAACTACCTGGATCGCCAAATAACGGGTTCCCCGGTGGCGCGTTGCCGCAAACCGGCGGTGGGCTCACACCCAATGTCTATTACGCGTATTACTTTACGTTTGTGACGGCATCCGGATATGAGACGGCGTTATCGCCTAACTACATCGTGAATATGGGCACGAATACGGCCGTGCAGTTTCAATACTTGGCCTTGCATCCCGATCCCCGTTGCACCAAACGTCGGATCTATCGCGGCCCCGCCAATAGCAATATGCCGATCGGCGGCCGTCCAAGTGGGTATTTGGTTGTAGAGATTTCAGGGAACACCGATCCCAACGTGTTCTATACCGACACGATGTCGGATGCCACGCTAGTGGGGCGGGAATCCGTCACGGATATGCAATTGCCACGCGGGCCCGATCCCGGTTTCCAAATGCATGTGTCCAACATCATCACCGGCCCCGCCGGGGTGACGGCGCGAAAACTGTATCGGGTGCCCTACGGATCGGTCTCCCCGCCGCGATTAGTTACGACGATCCCGAACAACACGGCCACCACTTACCTGGACAACGTGGCGGATGCGTCGTTGAACATTGACATGCCCACGTCCAACACCACCGGCACGGCCGTGCAAAAGATCCCGGTGTCGAATATCCCGATCGGGCCCGCGAGTGTGACGGCGCGAAATCTCTACCGCCGATTTAATGGCGCGGGCCCCTTTAAGTTAGTCACCACGATCAACAACAACAGCGGCACCACTTACACGGACACCACGCCCAACAGCGGATTAGGCGCGGCCGCGCTATCGGTGGCCACCGCGATCGGGAATCAGATCGCGGTGTTTGTGGAAAAAGGCGTGGCCGCCGTGACGGCCCGCGAAATCTACATGAGTCCGATCGCGGGCCCACCCCGCCGCCGGGTGGGCGTGGTGAATGACAACACCACCACCGCATTCCAAATCACCACATCGGATGCCGCGTTGGCGGGCGGGCCCCTTGAACCCGTGGCGGACACGTCCGGATTGGCGCAACCGCAAGGCCAAGTGAATCCGGGCGCCACGGTGTTGCCGGTGGCGTCGGCCGCCACGTTCCGCGTGGGCGGTGGGTGGGTGGTGTTAGGGGGCGGCCAAGTGATCCGCCATACCGGGATCAGTGGGCAAACACTTACCGGCATTCCCGCCACCGGCCCCGGCGCCATCACCACCACCGTGTTGTATGGATCGCAAGCGTTGCCCGCGCCGATGTTGATCGGCGTGTCCGGAATCGTCCATCCGATCCTGAAGGGCTCCGCGATTCACATATGGGTGCAACGGGATGATCTATTGGCGCAAGCTGAACAGCGGGCGCGGGCCGGGGGCGATGGCGTGATCGAATACCTGATCACCGATCAACGGCGCGGCGTGGATTCCCTCACCGCCCGATGTGATGCAGATTTGGCGATGTTCTCACGGCCGATCGTGACGGTGGCCTATGCCACGCGGGACATGAAAACGCGAAGCGGCAAAACCGTGGATATTGATTTGGTATCACCGCGCATTGCGGCCACGCTGATGATTCAAGACGTAACGATCACGGAAATTGATAACGCGCCACACCTACCGCCACGCTTTAGCGTGAAAGCTAGTTCCGTGCGGTTCTCGTTGGAAGATACGTTGCGGCAAATGATCGCCACCGGCATTTTGGGATTGTAGGAAAGGAAACCCATGATTCACACGGCATTGCTGATTGCGGCGTTGGTGTGTTTCGTCTTGGCGGCGGCGGGCGTGGCCACATCCCGCGCCAATCTGTTGGCGTTGGGCTTGGCGTGTTGGGTGGCGTCACTGATGGTGTAGGTTTCGGGCCCAAAACTTTTCGTTCATCCGTGAAGCGTGCACCGTGGGGGCGGTGGCACGCCCAAAAAAATCCGCGCACGCATCCTTCAGCAGCAATCCCACTCCACGCCCGCCGGTTGTAACCACACTGCAAAGTAGTGGCGGCCTGTTCGTGTGTGCCGAAGGCGGCGGCGGCGGGCCGGTGATGGCGAACCGGCAAGACGCGGGCCCGTGGGAACACTGGACAATCCACACCCACGACGACGGCCGCGTATCCCTGCAAGCCCACGATGGGCGCTATCTCACGGCCGAACTCGACAACACCGTAGGATGCCGCGCCGTTGAAAGCGGCGAATGGGAACGGTTCGCGATCGAAACCCGCGACGTGGGCGTGGCGTTTCTGTCCGCGCACGGGAAGTATTTATGCGCCGAAGGCGGCGGCGGCGGGCCCGTGGTGGCCGATCGGGTGCCGGGGGCCACGGTGCCGGGGGAGTGGGAATTCTTCGCGTCGGCCGTGGATTTCTGGACACCACCCACCCCGCCCAATACGAACCTGAATCGGTTACATGGCGCCATCACGCGGAACGGCCGCACCATCGCGGATGACACCGGCCCGCGCCTGTTGATGTGTTGCCACTTCATGGAAGCGTTTTCCGCCTTCGTGTGGGGCAAATACGACGTGCGGAAGCAATTAGAAATCATCGCGGAGAAATACGCGGCCGTGCGTGTGTTGGATGTGTTGGGGTATTGGGACGCATCCCGCCCCGGTGATCCGAACCCCTGGACGGCGTGGCAGGGGCGCGAAGTGACGCCCATTCCCTTCACCGCCAACAGCGGCCGCGATATTCCCGCCACCCCGAACTATTGGGAACGCAAAAAAGAATTTGTGAAGCTTGTCCACGATTGCGGGCTCCGCATCATGGACGATCGCGGCGATATGAACGCATGGCACGACGCCGACAAGATCGCGCACATGCAAACCAACGGGGCGATGTATGCGGGGCTCCCGTTCGGCCGCGATGTGTTGTTGGGTGTGTGGGCCGTGAACGAAGCGTGGCAAAACGGCGGCGATTCCAACGTCTTGTTGGCGGACATGATCCACGCGTTCCACGCGGGCGCCGGATGGTTGCCCGCGATCTGTGGCTTATCCGCTCCTGGTGGTGATTCTGATCCGGATGCGTTGGCCGAATGCGATCCGCCCATGTCCACGTGGGAACCGGAAATGCCGGAGAGTTTCAAGCACTGGTCGATCGATCCGGCGACGGTGTTGACGGTGCACGGCAACCGGGGCGATTTGACCCACATCATTGAACACTACTTCGGGTATGGCTACGACGAAACGATGCGGAAGACCGGCAAGGTGGCGTATAACACCGAACCGATCGGGGGCGGGGAAGGCGTGAGCGTGGGCCAATGCAACGACGTGGAAATGTTGTGCGGGCTCACCGCCGCCGCGTTGATTGGTGGGCAACCGTGGACGTTCATGTCGGGCAACGGTGTGTTTTGGAATGGGCCGATCGAAATCATGCCGGGGTTTTCTGAAGTGGCGCGGTTGCCCACATTCCTACCGCAAGACATTGCCAGTTTCCCGATCGTGTGCCACGCGGGCACCCGCTTTACCGGCACGCGCATTTTGGGCGCCGTCGATCCCACCCGCGCCGAACATGCGATCGCGTCTGATGGCCGCTTTGCGATCGTGGTGCACACCTACGAACAAGCCGGAAACCCGCTCCCGTGTGAACGGGCGTGCGATGATTTCACGGTGATCGACATGGTGTCCGGCACCGTGGAACGCACGGGCCCAATGGCGGTAGGCGCCACGTATCATCACCCTGGAAAGGCGCGGTTAGTGGTGGGCCGCTTGGCCGGGGCCGTGTCCGCGTCCACGTTCAAAGCCGATAAGCGGCGGCGGCGGGCGGGGCGGGCGCAATCCGAACGCGGGTGGATCATCTAATCGAACGGGCGCATAATTTCCGTATTGTGTGCCGCACGCCAAGCCCGACCGAAGTGGCCGCCGCGATCGTCTTTCACGATCGCTATGTGGCCCACCGCACGGGTGGCCCCATTGAATTCTGGCGCACGCTCACGGCCGCCGAACAGGATTGGATCGTGTCCTTAGTTCGCGCCGTGGGTGAAGCGGCCGCCAGTCCTGATCCCACGTGGCCGCACTGCCCGAAACGGTGTGACGTGGCCACGCGGCCGGAATATGTGGGGCCGGGGCGGTGGGTGTGCGAAGCGTGCGGCACGGAGTTTAGCGCCACCGTGGACGCGGAGCCCGCGCACCTGGACGCGTGTGGCTTACGGTAGACTCATTGCCGTGGCCCTGTTGGCGGGGCTCAGCGGGTGTGTGGGGGCCGCGTTGGTGCCGTATCGGCGCGGCATCGTGGTGGATGAATTCCCGGCCGTGCACGTGCGGATTTATCGCGGGGCGCGGGACGGGTGCCGCGTGGAAGTGATCACCGCCCGTGAGACAATCCAAACCGCGATCACCCATTGCGTGAGCATGGCCCACCGGCAGATTCCGCCGCCGTAACTGGCGCAAAAATGACGCGTCCGAATTACTTCGGAGTTAGGGGGCGGATCAGAATGGGCGGAATTAATGGGTGGTGGCTAAGTCGTTGAAAACACACGCGCAAACTTTTAGCGTGTTGTCCTCATAACCCAAAGGTCGCGGGTTCAAATCCCGCCCCCGCAACCAAAAATCCTCAGCAAAAACGCAGATTCTCACCGGGAACGCCCCCGATCCGCGTGCGGCCACCCATTTTTGCGATCCACGGAATTCCGCCTAATTCCGATAAGTTCCAGTTTGTTCCGGTGGTGATAATGGGTGGGCGTAATGGGTGGTGGAAATGGGTGGTGGCTTTTCCTGAATCAGCGGCGGCGGGGAAAGACGGGATACGCAA